TGATCGCATTTTTACAGGACTTAACAATAAATAAACTACTTTTACCATTTACGTTCTTTAACTTACTATTTACTGCGTTAATCCTATCCCTAACTAAAGGTGCATTACTTCTACATCTTACATCAAAACCATTATTTTTCAAAATAGCTAAATCAGTTAAACCACCTGCACTTGTTTTTCTTTGTCTAGCACTTGGGTCTGGATATACCACTATTTGGACGTTCTTATATCTGGTTCTAATCTCCTCACACATTTCATTCGTATTACTACTATATATTTGTATCTCATCTATCATAAAAATTCTATCATTTTCTATAACACAAACAACCGCACTCATTGGGTCTACGTTGAAGTCTAAACCTATGTGTAATATTCCTGTGTTCTTGTTGTACTTCTCCACTATGTTTTTATCTCTACTAAAGTTGTAGTAAATCATTCCAGAATAATTAACAAAGGTGGCTTCATACTCTTGTTGAAAGGTTCTAAGGTCTAGGTCTTGCTTTGCCTGTTCAATCTCGTCTTCACTTACCTGTTCGCCCTCTAATGTCGTGTATTGAAAGCTTTTCCAATCCTTGTTAGTTTCCCCCATCTTGTATAACTCGTAAGACCAGTTTCCAAAACCTCTAGGACTACCACAGAACAACGCATAACCTTTTGTGTCTGACAATGTAGGTCTAAGCACCTCATACCATGTTTCTTTGCTTGTATCTGCGAACTCGTCCATCACAAGGAAATGAAGCCCTACACCTCTTAGTGAATTTTCGTTATCGCTTCCCCTAAGTGTTATCTGGCTATTATTCTTGAGTGTAATAGTCAAATCACTGTGGTTGATGCTCTTGACCCATTTGTGCTGTATCATCTTTTCTTTCAGAACACCCCAACAAATAGCCTTTGCCTGTCTATAACTAGGTGCAACATACCAAACCTTTTTATTAGGTTGACTTGCAAACTTTGCTAATTCATTTATGGCTAGATATGTTTTGCCGAACCTACGTCCTGTAATCAGAACCCTAAAACGTGAGTCATCTTTGATTACTTTCTTTTGTGGTTCTGTTAATGGCATTAATCAGCCGACCATACTAGCGGTTCATCTAGTTCACTTGTTTCTATCTTATCTTGCTGACCTAAAATATTCTTACCTAGAAATATTTGCATGGTCACATTACCATTTTCAGCGGACTTCCATTGAAGTTGTCTTAACCTCATTTTCATCTGCGACCGCCCTTTTGTCAGAAATTCCGAATAACTCTTCTCAAGAAGGTCTGGTGAACACCCAAAGAAATCAGCCATTTCTATGTTAGTACAACCGAATGATGCAAGTTTTTGTAGTTGTTTTGTATCTATGTTGTACTTCTTTGGTCTAGCCATCCTATTTTTACCCTATAGTAAGGTGGTGTGGCAAAAAGAAAACAGCCTTATGAAGTCCAATCAAACTGAAGTTGTCAACTCAATGCCACTTTAAATATTTACCTAATATTAAAAAATAAATCTACCCACTTTTTTATCCAGTACATTCTCCACCATCTGCTTGACACAGAATACCATGTGTATCAAATATCCAATCTCCTTGTTTTTCCACAAATTCTCCTATTTGCTCATAAGTTCTTGTTTTGTGAAATTGTCTATGTCTTTTATTTTTACCATGTTTTACTTTTTCCAAGTCACTCCACCACTTTGCTCTTTCTGGGTGCATCTTCCACAAGATAGAAATAGTTTTTTCACTTTTAAGGAAACAACCATCACAATTGCCAAATCCTTTTGTGACCTTTAAATCAAAAGATTGCTTTTTCCAAAACGCTAAAACATCATTTTCAGTTACTTGTGCTGATATCAAGGGAAACCAATTGACATATTGTTTTTGAATTGACTCTTTAGCTCTATGATTTTCATCTATTCTTATGCCAACTGTGTTTGTCCATTTTTTCCAATTTAGTGATTTTAAAAACCTAATTATTGTTCTTATTTTTAATTCAACAGTGCAGAATCTTTGTAAAGCATCTGGAAGTGTTTGTTTTACAGCAACTAATTTTTCAAATGGTTCTCCATTTCTTGAAGCTGAGTTGTGTGAAACCTCTTGAAAACTATATTTGTTTTTTTGTGATACTTTATAGCTATCAAACTCTAACCAATTTATTTTTATGTTCCATTCATCACCGCATCTTTGCACAAAATCATAAGTTTCTGGCATCTCTCGCCCTGTATTAGCAAAGACCACTTTTACGTTTTCATTTAAGCCGTTGTTAGCTTCTAATATTTTATACAGCATGAAAGCACTTGTTCTACCACCACTAAAACTTATCAAAACATTTCCATCTGGTAACTTATAGTTATCATTTATCATTTAAATTTTTCTCATTCTCTTTTCTCTGCTTTTTGGCAAGCTTTTTCCATTTCTCAACTGTTTCCTTTTTGAATACTCTTGTATTCCTTTGACCTGTATCTGGAACGATTGGTTTTAGTGCAAATATTTTTTCGTAATCTTTATCCATTAAGGTAACTCCGAATAATAGTTTATAACCCTTCTACAATTCTTTTTTGTAGAAATAGGGTCTCGAACTTGGTTGATGGCTGTGGCTAGTGCTATACATTCAGCATGGTTGTCAAAAACAAGGCGGTGAACTTCAACATTAGCGGTTTCTATATCTGTGATAGTAATAAGATACATGGTGTATGTAATAATCTCTAGCATATCTTTTTAGCTTTTTTGCCAGTAAAGTTTTCCCACCTCTCAATAATTACGTCTACATATTTAGGGTCTAGTTCCATCATGTAACATTTTCTATTGTTTTGCTCACAAGCTACCATCGTAGAACCAGAGCCACCAAATAAATCTAAAACTCCATTTCCTTGTTTTGTTGAGTTTTTTATTGCCCTAGCGGATAATGATACTGGTTTTTGTGTTGGGTGTTTATAATTGACGTCTTTTTTTATTTCCCACAAATCAGATTCATTTGTGATACTTGCATCAATAAAACCATCAAATAATATAAATTCATGCTGATGCCTATAACCCTTTCCTAATCCAAAAACATTTTTTGCCCATACAATACAAGCCTTTGGCTCTAATATTTGTTGGAGAACCCCATAGAACGCCCAATTACAACAAATGTAATAGGTATTTATATTTAAAGTTTTAAAGGTATTTATAAACTCATGTATAAATTCGTTAAATTTTTCTTTATCTAAATTATCATTTTTAATGACGTCAAACTTGCCACTCCTTCCATTGAAAGCCACATTGTAAGGTGGGTCTGTAAACATCAAATCAATTTTATTATTATTTACTAATTTATCTACATCATTTAAATTTACACTGTCACCACACATTAGCCTATGTTCGCCTAGTTGATATATCTCTCCTAATTTCGATTTAGGTTCTTTGGGCGGTTCTGGCACTTCATCTTCATCTGCGAAATACTCTTCATTATTGATAAACATTTTATCTAACTCTGATGAATCGAATCCTAGTAAGTCTAAATCAAAATCAACCTCTGACAGACCTGCTATTTCTAGGTTAAGCAACTCCATATCCCAAGTGCTATCCTCATTTATTCTATTGTCCGCTATCCTGTAGGCTTTAGCTTGAGTTTCAGTTAAGTCCGCTATCACAGTAGGGACTCTTTTCAAACCTAGTTTCTTAGCACCCATTAGCCTTGTGTGACCAACTACAACCACCATATTTTTATCTACGACTATAGGTTGTTGGAAGCCATATTCATTTATAGAACTTGCCACCTTGTCTACAGCTTGGTCTTTTCTAGGGTTGTTGTGGTAGGGAATAAGCTTCTCTATTGCTATGCTATTTATTTTCATTATAACCAACCTCTTAAATCTAAATACTTTTCAGCGTCATCTTTGGAAAACTCGCCCTCTTTTATGGCTCTTTGTACTTCGTCAATATGTTGTAAAGCTTGTTGAGAAACATAATTTCT